ATAGTTAAATCAATACAGCGAAGCGATGCTTCAGCCAATGGTGCCAACGATGCAAAGTGGCTGATGGAAAATGTAGTATTGATAACTGAGAACGCTGGTGGGTTTTATAACTTATCACGCAACATTTTCCAAAGCCCCATGTCATTGAATGCAACGTACTCACACATGCAGCTAGGTGATGAGACTCCCTCTACAATAATAGCGAGTAGCCGAATGAAACAGACAGCAGATAAAATCGGGTGGCACCCTACGCCAGAGCGTACTTTTGAATATGATGGACACACATATCTCAATACCTACCGTGCGCCTTCCATCGTGCCAAAACCTTACGATATCACGATGTGGTTGCAGTTGATGGACCATGTATATAAAGAGAACGTGCATCACGCTCTGGGTCACATGGCGTTTACTGTGCAAAAACCAGAAGTGAAGATTCGATGGCAGATTATCAACGGTGGTCGTGCTAGAACAGGTAAGTCATTAGTGTTAAAACCCATGGCAATCATCTTTGCAGGCTCTGCATCTGTGGTAGGTGATAAGGATGTTGCAGCGGGATGGGGTGACATATTCAATGGCAAGAAGGTGCTGATATTTGAAGAAGTATGGCAGCCTGATAAGCGTCAGTTCAATGAACTCAAATCCAAGCTTGCCAATGATGATATAGAAACATTGAACATCAAAGGGCAAGGGCTGAAGACTCAACGTAATCTGTACTCTATGTATATGTGCACGAACCACGCCGATGCGTTACAGTTTGAAGAAGACGATGATAAATTATTGGTCATAGATTGCAGCGACCGATTGCCGATTGAATTCTACCGTGCGTTAGGGGATGAGATTAACTTCAACCCTGACTTTGTTGCTGGCATCTATCACTACCTGCTTAACTATGACATCTCCAACTTCAACGCAGGACAGTTGCCTGTTCGTACTGCTGCAATGCGGAAAATGGTACATGCATCTCGGCCAGAGTACGAATCGATGGCGATGGAGTGGTTGGATGATGGTGTGTTCAATCCGAAGTGTTTCCGCATTGCGGACTTGATGATGAAGCTGCGAGAAAGCACAGGTGTTAGAAGTCAGAGACGAGTTGGGGAAATGCTGACGCGTGAAGGGTACGAATCATATCGAGCACAGAAGAAAGGACTCCCTGTTGTCAGATTCTGGTCCAACGATGAGGCGTGCAGAGAAATGCGTGCTGTGGAATTACACGAATATTATCACGTGCAATTAATGTCGGGTCTAAACGACTCCTAGAAACGCGTGTTTGTAGCGTGTGTTTAAATTGACGCTTTTTTAAGCGTCTTTTTTTGCGTGTGTTTTATGAAACACGTGCTAGAAACACGCGTTTGTAGCGTTAATGCTAAAAGTAGTGGCTACCTTTTTCGAGTGGTGGTTACCGCTATTTGCTAATAGAATCAAAGACTTAGGGTAAAAGGTAGTCAGGTAACCACTATACTTATATTTAGAGTATATCAATATTGTTACTTAATGTATTACTTTAACATACACACATTCTAATATGCCTCTATAGAAACGGTGATAGTCGTGGTTACCTGACTACCTTTCAAAAGGTTGACATTGTATGACGGTGTAGTATTATAGAACGGTGAATGTTCACATGACGAGGAGTTGGTATGAAAACAAGAGATAAAGTTAAAGCGATTAATGCAAAAATTCGCCCACAGTTTCATGAATCACCGCAGGGTAAATTGATGTTCGGTATTGTAGCGAGTGCAATAGAAGATGCTTTTATCCGGTCTGTTAATCATGATAATGCTGCGGGGCGGGCTTCACGAAACGCGATGCGGTATTTGCAGTCCGGTATGGTCCATGCTTCTTTAGCGAATGTAGATGCTGAGTGGATTAGGGATATGATTGAAAGAGCAGGGTTTAAAGTACGCGGGGTAAAGGTATGAAGAATAAAGAATTAACACCGGTGGGAATGTTCTACTGCAAAGGGTGCAAATGTCATCGTGAGGTAGTGTACAGAATTGGGAAGTATGGTGATAAATGTGAAAAATGTGTTGGGAGAAAAGAACATGCTAAGTAAACGCGTGATGATGAACGGTGTAATGTGCAAAGTGTGCAGCAAATGTTATAAATTGCATAATGAGCTAACAGTGCGAAGCTATCAGGCTAATACAGGCTCACTTGATAAAGTAATGAAATCAGACGAGTCGTTTTGTTGTGGGGAGTGGAAATCATGAAGAATACGGGCGAGGCGGTATTGGCGTTGCTGGCGGGCATAGTTGTGTTTTTCGGCACACTGGTCGTTGTTAATAATTATGTGAATATGCCAGCGGTTGGCATAACCGAGTCAGGGGAGTGTAAGTGGATAGAGCAGGCTCCAAAGTTTGAGCGAGTTGCCTGCCCTGACGAGCTTCCTGCAAAATACATGAGGGTGAACGTGAAATGAATAACAATAATGGATGGTCATTGACGGAAAAACAGAAGCGGTATGAGCGTCATAACGGTGAAGACTTGATAGATGATTGGGGACGACGACTCACACCTGACGCATATCGTGAAGTCATGTTTTCACACATTGAAAAGTACAGTCGGAGATTGGGGGAAAAAGACTCAGTGGCAAATGAGGTTGGTAAAATGTTAGACTTTATGCACCGATGGCATCAACAAGAATTGAAATGGGTGGATGAAGATGACGGAAATGAGCTTTTTATCGACGAGCGTGGGGGAACTCCCACCGCTTAAACACAAACAGCAACGCTTTTGTGAAGAATATGTAATAGATGGCAATGGAACACGAGCCGCTGTAGAGGCTGGGTATAGCTCAAATACAGCGGCGACCATCGCTAGTGAGAACCTCAGAAAACCAAATATTGCTGCTGAAATAGAAAGACTGTTTGCAATTAAGCGTGAGCGTAATGAGGTTAGCGTAGAATCGCTTACTGATGAGTACCGTACCAACTTGCGGCTTGCACGCGACGAAGGGCAGGCAGGTGCCGCTAACGGCGCTGTATTAGGTATTGCTAAATTGCACGGAATGGCTACGGATAAAGCGACTATCACACATACTGGCAATCTTAATGTAAATCACACACTAGAATTTATAGAACCGAATGGCCCACGTAAAGATACCGAGTAAGCTAAAGCCTCTATTTGAGGCAATGCGATACAAAGTGATGTACGGCGGGCGAGGCGGTGCCAAGTCTCACTCTGTAGCACAAGCATTATTGCTGAAAGGCACGACAAAACCCTTGCGAATACTCTGTGCTCGCGAGGTGCAAAAATCCATCAAACAATCGGTACACAAGCTGCTGAGTGACTATATTGTCAAACTTGGGCTTACCAACTTCTACGAGATACTAGAAACAGAGATTCGAGGCATCAACGGCACTGAGTTTAGTTTTGCTGGTTTAGCTGGCGCATCGGTCGATAGTGTTAAATCATTCGAGGGTGTAGACATCTGCTGGGTTGAAGAAGGGCAGGTTGTAACAGACAGGTCATGGACAACGCTCATCAATACTATCCGAGCAGCAGGCTCTGAAATATGGATAACCTTCAATCCATTCAAAGAATCAGATAGCACATATCAACGATTCGTCATTAACCCACCTCCAAACTCATGGGTATGTTTAATCAATTACTACGATAACCCATGGTTCTACGAGACTGAGCTGGAACAAGAGCGGGCACACTGTGAAGAGGCAGACCCTGACAATTATCCTAACATCTGGTTGGGTGAACCTTTGGGAGCAAGCGACATGCAATTTATCACTTCACAATCAGTAGATTCAGCGATGGGTCGAACCGTTAAGTATTTAGACGACGACGCGCTGATATGCGGGATAGATTTGGCGCGTGGTGGTAAGGATGATTGTGTAATATATTTCCGGCGAGGTCTTGATGGTAGGTCTGAGAAGACTTATACGATATCCGGTCAGAAGTCACGAAACTCAATGACCGTGGTGTCACTCGTCGCCAAAGTGCTGCAAGACCACCAGCCCGACCAAGTGAACGTCGATGAGGGTAGTATGGGTGGACCCATCGTGGATAGATTGAACCAGCTTGGGTGGAATGTCACGGGGGTGAACTTTGGTGGTAACGCCATGGATGATAAGCATTATGGCAATCGTACTGCTGAGATGTGGGACAGAATGCGTAAGTGGATAATCAACGGTGGCTCGTTGCCTAAGAGTGTACGACTTAAAGCCGAACTGACTAATCGCGAGTTCTATCACGACAACAAAGACCGCTTGATGCTAGAGAGCAAGCAGGCAATGCGCAAAGGTCCAAACCCTAAACCATCACCAGACTACGCGGATGCTGTTGCTTTGACGTTTGCAATCGATGTTGCCCCTATCGACAGGTCGCGACGGAATAGCGTGGTGGGTAACAGATTGAACAATAAATACGACGTTGACCCCATGGAGAGTGTGAACTTTGATGAGTACTGATACAATGTCAGACAAAGTCATACAAAATCTTAATTAAAACAATGAGTTGGACAATCTAAATCTATACGCTATACTCCCTACAAAATGACTAATTCGGAGTGTCTTTATGTGTATGGGTGGTAGTTCTCCAAAAGCACAACCTATTCCCGCCGTGTTGCCTGAGGCACCACAAGCATCGGGACGCGTTGAGGTTTCTAAAGACGCTGATAAAGAGCGTAGAAAGCGAGCAGGTCAAGCGGGCACAATTCTCACAGGGGCACGAGGGTTGACGGCCGAAGCTGGTGGCTCTAATGCTAAGACGTTATTAGGCGGCTAAACATGAGTCTTATTGCAAAAGCCCAAAAAAATAAACATGACAACAAGAACAGCGCAGCCGTTGCTGCCTCTGAAGATGCCGCCTATCTACAGCTTGGTGACATTTCAGCTACAGGCCGTGTTCAGCCTACCTCTAACAACTCTGGTAAAGAGCTATTTGCCGATAACTATTACGATTATATTCAAACCGGTCAGAAACTGGTATCCGGTAACGCTGATTACAACGGTAGAGTTAAGAAGTTTCAACCAGTATATCAACCCATCTACACCCGTGTAGGGCGTACAGCAGGCTCATCTGCACCAAGCGATGTACAACCTCAGAAATCCAAGCGTAGTAAAGACCCTCGGGCGAGCAGCAAAAGTAGTACGCAGAAGGGTGAAAACCGCAGAGCGAGCACGATACTGACAGGCTCACAAGGCTTGTTGGGCAACGCGTCGGGCGGCGTTAAAACACTATTAGGCGGCTAACGATGGCACAATTGACTAAACTATCTTACGATAAAAGATTAGCAAATCTCAGGTCTGAGCGGTCCAGCTTCATGGATTATTGGCGAGATTTGTCTGATGTACACTTGGCTCATCGTGGAAGGTTTTTAACGTCTGATAGAAACAAAGGACATAAGCGAAATACGCGACAGGTCAACAACACGTCACGACTTGCAGTGCGAACTATTGCGTCGGGCATGATGGCGGGTATCACATCACCCGCACGACCATGGTTCAAGCTTCGTACTTCAGACCCTAATCTCAACGATAACCCTGCTGTTAAAGCATGGTTGCATGTTGTTGAGGGTAAGATGAGAGATGTATTCTCAAGCTCAAATCTATATAACTCGCTGCATGTATTGTATTCAGAAGTGGCTGTGTTCGGCACCGCCAGCATGGGCATATACAAAGATTTTGATAATGTGATTTGGTGCAAGAGCTACACCGTGGGCAGTTATATGCTCGGTATGAATGGTAAGAATGTTGTTGATACTCAGTATCGAGAGTTTGAGCTAACGGTGGGGCAACTGGTCAAAGAATACGGCATTGATAAAGTTAGCAACCGTGTAAAAGATATGTGGGATAAAGGCAATACTGAAGCGTGGATTAAAGTTGTCCATCTAGTTGAGCCTAACGACACGCGCGACAATGCAAGCTTATCTGCTAAGAATATGGCTTTTAGAAGTGTTCACTATGAAGCTGATGTAAGCGTTAAAGAACCTAATCAGTTCTTACGTGAGTCGGGGTTTAAAGGCTTTCCAATTATGGCACCTCGCTGGGATGCGGTGGGTGAAGATGTCTACGGTACAGATTGTCCGGCTATGGTCGCGCTCGGTGATACTAAGAGCCTGCAATTAGCAGAGCGGCGGTCCTATCAAGCTGTGGGCAAGCTGGTCAATCCACCAGTACAAGCACCTTCAGCGTTGCGTAATAAAGTATCGTCGGGTGATATGGTAGAAGGTCAGATTGTATTCGTCGATGACACGTCTTCAGGGGGTATCAAATCCTTATACGATTATCGACCCGACCTCAACGCTATTGAGATAAAAATCGAAAAGAGTGAACAACGCATTAAGCGTGCCTTCTATGAAGATTTATTCTTGATGTTGGCAGGTTCCGACCGTCGCCAAATTACAGCGCGTGAAATTGCTGAGAGACATGAAGAGAAGTTGCTTCAATTGGGACCGGTGCTTGAACGATTGCACACTGAACTATTAGACCCCGTCATCAATCGTACATTCGCAATAATGCAGGAAGCTGGGATAGTACCTGTGCCACCTGAAGAACTGCAAGATACTGAGATTAATGTTGAATATGTGTCTGTGTTGGCACAAGCGCAACAGATGGTGGGCATCACCGCGATTGAGCGTACGGTCGGTTTCGTCGGTGAGATTGCAGCATTATGGCCTGAAGTGCTTAACAAAATTGATGGGCAGCAAGTCGTCGATGAGTATGCAGCGTCTATCGGTGTTAGCCCTCGTGTCGTGCGTAGCGATGATGAAGCTAATGCTATTACGCAACAGCAACAGCAGCAGCAACAAGCCTTGCAGCAAGCTGAGAGTGCACAGCAGGCTGTCAATATGGCACAGCAAGCTAGTCAGACTGACACATCGGGTGCAAACGCGTTGACCGATGTAATGAAAATGGCAGGGATTCAATAATGGCAACGGCTGAAGAGAAAGCAAGAATACTAGAATTAGAAGATGTAAAGGCTGTAATGGCCACGACATCTGGTCGCAGATTCATGTGGCGGCTAATTGTGCGAGCTGGGGTGTATGTGTGCAGCTATGGTGTAGAACAATCGTCAGAACACACAGCCTTTCGTGAAGGTGGGCGCAATTCAGGGTTGCGGTTGATGGCTGAATTACAAGAAGCATCACCCGCTTTATTTGCAGAAATGATGCAGGAGAACAGAAATGAATAAATGGATTAACATGCTAAACAGATTAATGGACGAAGCGACTGACGGCACAGATGTGGGCGCAGGCGGTGGGTCCGAACCAAACACCGATACACCAATTGAAGCGACGGCCGATGCTGGTGAAAGTGGTGAGTCATCTGATGATAAACCTGAAGATGGTGATGTTGATGGTAGTGATGATGCAAATGGTGCACCTGAAAGTTATGTCGATTTTGATTTGCCTGACGGTATGACTATTAACGCTGAGATGCTTGAAGCGTTCACACCCGTATTTAAAGATATGGGTCTGACACAAGAGCAAGCTCAGGGGTTAGTCAACGTTCAAGCGGAACAAGTCAAGGCTCAACAACAGGCACAGTATGACGCTTTCAGCCAACAATTGAACGAATGGGGAAACTCGGCTAAAAATGATAAGGAGTATGGCGGCGATAAGTTCGATGAATCTATCGGGTTGGCCACACAAGCTATCGATAAGTTGGGTACCCCTGAACTTAAACAAGCACTAGATGATTCGGGTATGGGTAACCATCCTGAAATGGTACGACTGATGGTGCGTATTGGTAAATTGATGGGTGAGGACACTGCGGTTGGCGGCTCTAATGCTGCTGCTAAGAGTGACCGCACTAGCATACTATACCCTAATTCTTAAACTTAACTTGGAGCTATAATCATGGCAACTTTAGGCAGCACATATTTCGACTTAGTCGAATTGTACAAATCAACAACACCCGATGGTCAAATCGCGGAAGTCATCGAAATGTTAAAAGAGATGAACCCGATTCTTGACGACGCTATTGCAGTAGAATGCAACAGCGGTACTAAGCATCTCCACACAGTACGGACAGGTTTACCTTCTGTATCGTGGGGTAAAATGTACAAGGGTATTCCACAATCTAAATCATCTAAACAACAAGTCGAAGATACGACTGGTTTCGCGGAAGGTTTAAGCACTATCGATGACCGGATTTTAAAAATCTCAGCAAACGAAGGTGCGGTGCGATTGAGTGAAGCGACAGCTTATCTCGAAGCAATGAACCAAGAAGTAGCAACTAAGATTTTCTACGGTAACACAGCGTCGGCACCTGAAGAATTTATGGGTCTGGCACCTCGTTACAATGATAAATCTGCACAAAACGGTAATCAAATCATTGATGCGTTAGGTACTGGTGATGACAACACTTCTATCTGGTTTGTATCATGGGGTGATAACCAGACACAACTGCTTTATCCTAAAGGCACTCAGGCAGGTATTGAGCGTAAAGATATGGGTGAGCAGCGGTTGACTGATGAAAACGGTGACGCTTACTACGGTAAGGAAGAACTGTTTCGTTGGAATGTCGGACTTGCTGTTAAAGATTGGCGTTACAACGCTCGCATCGCTAACATCGACGTTAGTGACATGCAAGCGGGTACTGTTAAACTTTACAACTTCATGCGTAAAGCTTACTACAAACTTCAATCACGTCGTGTTGCGGGTGGTAGCCAAGCTATCTACTGTAACCGTGATGTGTTAGAAGCATTGGATGCATTAGCCACGAACTCTGGTAACGCTGATAACTTCACACGTTTGAAAGTAAGAGAAATTCAAGGCGAGGAAGTGCTTACATATCGTGGTATTCCGATTCGTGAAACAGATGCGATAATCAATACTGAAGCTCGCGTAGTATAATCATTCATATAATTTGGGAGCACCATCATGATTTTTTCAGCACAACAAACCTTATCAGACCAGCAAGCTGTTACAGCCACTGCATTGTCTACCAACGTTATTGACTTGGGTGTTAAAGGCACCGCTTACGGCGCGAAAGCTGCGTTCGTAGGTGATGTAGGTCTAGGCAACAAGGTGCCATTCTTGGTACAAGTTACTGAAGACTTTGACAACTTGACATCTTTGAAGATTGCAATCGAGACTGGTTCTACGACTTCGCTTGGTACGGAAATCGTTAGCCAAACCATTGTGGCAGCAAACTTGCTCGCGGGCAAACAGTTTGTACTTGACTGTTTACCTAACGACATTACTGAGCGATATTTGGGTGTTAAATACACCGTCACCGGCACTGCGCCTGATAACGGCAAAGTGACAGCCGGTATCACAATGGGTAACCAAACAAACGTTACGGGTGTATAATCTGTAGCATTGTTTAACAGAGTACCGCCTCATGTGGGGCGGTACTATTAATCTTCAAGGGAAAGCCAATGTCACACACATATGTCAGTATTCATCCGCGATTTGTAGAAGGCGTACTGTATCCTGCAAATACACCTTTCACAGTGTCAAAGAAGTTTGACCGAATGCCAGCGGACACTAAGGAAGTCAAAGGTAAATCCGATGAGCAAATTGAAAAGGAAGCAGCAGCACTCGCAGAGTCGCTAGCTTCAGAAGCAGAGCTTGATTTACATACCACTAAAGCATTTATTCCTGATGCTGAATTGTCTCCACAACAACGTGCAGCGATTACCCGTAAGAAGAATTTAGAAGCAAAAGAAATAGAAGCAAAAAAATTAGAAGAATCAAAATCCGCTAGTTTTCTTGCAGATGACGCTGACGAACCGACCGCACTTTAAAGGTGACCTATGACTAGCCAAGTTGAAATATGCAACCTAGCGTTGTCGAATATTCGGGTAGGTTCTATCAACTCGATAGACGAGGCTAGTGTTAGCGCACAGTATTGCAAGCTTAAATACGATATCGTATTAGATTCTGTATTACGTGGCGCACCATGGAATTTTGCCAGAAAGCAGACAGCATTAGCGTTGAACACCGACGAGCTGTTCGATTGGGCATATTGTTATCAATATCCTAGTGACTGCCTGCGTATTAACAGGCTAAAGAGCAGACATGACCGACTCACACAGGCTGAGACAGGGTATGCCATTAGACCTGAATATTATGACCAGCAGTATCTACAACAAAGCCGTAACCGCAAAATCAAGTATGCGGTGATGAATGCAAGCGGTAATAAGGTGATAGGTGCTAATGAGGCTGAACTTTGGATTGATTATCTGATAAGGGTTACCGACCCGAACAAATACGACTCATCGTTCATATTAGCCTTCGCATGGTATCTCACTGCTGAAATAGCCGTGCCTATCATCGGTGGTGATAATGGACGAGCAGAGCGGGCTGCTGCTTTTCAAATGTACAAGGCCACTATCGCAGAAGCTATGGCGATGGATGCTAATGAGCAGGAGAATGGTCCTGAAAAAGAGAGTGAGTTTATAGAGGCTCGATACTAATGCCTGAAATTATACAGCGTAGTTTTACCTCTGGGGAATTAGCACCAGCACTCGCGGTGCGTGCCGACTTGGGCAAGTATTCCAACGGTCTAGCTAAGATGAAGAATTTCATCATCCGTTCACAGGGTGGCGCTTATTCCCGCGCTGGATTACGATACATTGCGCCGTTGACCACCCCAGAGAAGCGCGGTAGGCTTATCCCTTTTCAATTCAATACTGAACAATCATACATCTTGGTGTTTGAACACTTGACCATCAAAGTCGTCCGGTTAGGTGCCGTCGTAGAGGATGGTGGTGGCGATTATGAGATAACAACCCCATACACTGAAGAACAACTTCCTAGACTATCATTCACTCAGTCTGCCGATGTCATGACGATAGTACACCCAGACCATGACCCTCGAAATCTAAGCAGGCTGGACCATGACGATTGGACGTTAGCAGTTATTGACTATTCCCCCACCACTCCGGTCCCCACAACCGTAGTAGCTGTAGCTTCTGGTACAGGCGGTGGTACTTATGATAAAACATATCAATATGTGGTTACTGCTATCGGTGATGATAATTCAGAATCATTGGCATCATCGCAAGTACAAATAACCCTGAAATCACTATCGACAACCTATGGGGTGAAGCTCACATGGGACGCTGTAGCCGATGCTCAATACTACAAAGTGTACAAGACTGAATCACGCGACACCGATGTATTTGGGTGGATTGGTGAGAGTAAGACTGAGGAGTTTACCGACTTCAATATTGCCCCCGATGTATCTACAGCTCCACCGGAAGACCGCACTCCTTTTGCAGATGATGATAATAAACCGTCAACTGTAAATTACTATCAGCAACGACAAGTCTACGCGAATACAACTGCGGAACCTCAAACGGTATTTACTACTCAAACCGCAAACTACTCGTCGTTAAGAACATCAAGTCCTGCCCGTGCAGATGACGCTGTTACACTCACTATTGCTGGGCGGCAAGTTAATGAGATTCGTCATATCGTAGCACTTGATGCGATGATATTAATGACATCTGGCGGCGAGTGGAAAGTGACCGAGGGTCAAGAAGAAGTATTGGCTCCTGACACAGTCGGGGTAAGAATTCAAACGTATAACGGCTCCTCATGGGTGCCACCGGTCGTTGTAAATGACACTGTAGTGTATGTGCAAGAGAAGGGTGCTCGCATTCGTGATTTAGGGTATACATTCAGTAGTGATAAATATACCGGTAATGATTTGTCAATCATGTCAGAACATCTCTTTGAAGGGCACGAGATTAAAGAAATGACCTACTCTGCGGAACCGTACGGGATAGTGTGGTGCGTGCGAGATGATGGAGTGCTGTTGGGATTAACATACCAGCGGGAACATGAGGTGTGGGGGTGGCATCAACACGACACTCAGGGCGAGTTTGAGTCAGTGGCCGTGATTACAGAAGGCAATCGAGATGCTGTATACGCTATAGTGAAGCGTGAAATAAACGGCTCCACAGTGCGGTATGTAGAGCGGTTTGAACCTCGTGAAGAGACTAATGTTGAAGACTGTTTTTACGTAGATTCTGGACTGTCCTACGATGGAGAGGCTGTCACGGAGATATCAGGTCTTGACCACTTGGAAGGTGAGAGCGTTGTTGTAGTCGCTGACGGGAATGAGGTCACAGGATTAGTAGTAGAATCGGGGGGTATAACTTTACCTAGAGCTGCGAGCAAAGTGCATGTGGGATTATACTACGAACCCGAACTAATCACGCTCGGAATTGATTCCTCATCTGAAGTAGTAAGAGCGTCCGTCAAATCGGTATCAGAAGTTACACTGGTTGTTGATAAGTCGCGAGGCGGATGGGTTGGGCCGGTATTAGATTATGCTACAGATTTAGATGCGGTTATGGTTGAGATTAAACCCAGAATGGTTAGTGACTCATATCTGACAGCACCATTGCGCTCATTCCAACAACGTATTAATATTCCCGCAGCATGGACTCAAGACGGTAAGGTTAGAGTGGTGCAAAAAGCACCATTCCCTTTATCAGTATTGGCCATTATTCCTACCGCTGATATTGGTGGGTAACAGGATGGTTGAGATAACATTTGTTAAACCTACCAAAGCATTGATTCAGGGAATTGCAGATAATATGCGACAGTTTGATATTGATGAAGTTAAGGCTGCTGGTCACTCATCACCGTTAGAAGCAATTGAGAAAGGTGTGGAGGTGTCGCCTTGTTGCTCAGTGGCCATGTATGGCGATACACCGCTTTGCATATTTGGAATGCGTAAGGCATCTCTCCTCGGTGGCGCGGTGGTATGGATGCTCGGTACAGATGATATTTCAAAACACCCTCGTGAGATAATGCGGTACGCGCGAGTGGGTATGCAGGAGATGTTCAAAGAAGTAACCATGCTGTACAATTATGTATATTATAAGAACACTGTCAGTATCGAATGGCTGAAGGCGTTAGGGTTTACGATAGAGGAGCCTGAAGAATTTGGGCAGCGAAAAGAATTGTTTCATAAGTTTTATAAAGAGTCTAACCGATGAGGAACACCCATGTGTGAACCAGCTACTATAGGATTGATGGCGCTTACCGCTTTCTCAGGTTATCAACAACGTGCTCAGGCTAGAGAACAGGCTTCTTATGAGCGCAATGCTGCTGAGATTAACGCTGTTAATCTTGAGAACCAAGCTACAAAGGTTCGGAACAAAGGTGTGGAAGAGGAGAACATGAAGCGTCGTGAGATTGCTCAACTCCTCGGTCGGCAGCGTGCCCAGCTTGGTGCATCTGGTGTAGTCACTGATTCAGGTAGTGCACTGCAACTCCAAGAAGATACAGCGATGCTCGGTGAAGAAGATGCGTTGCGAATTAGAAGTAATTATGATGACGAAGCAAGCTCGCTAGAACAGTCGGCTACTAACACGCGATATGACGGTGACTTTAAAGCATCGCAGACTAAAGCGGCGGGCAATGCTGCATTCACATCAAGCTTATTGGGTGCTGCGTCTAAAGGGTTGCCAGTGGCATCTAAATGGTATTCTTCCACCAGCGCAGCTAAGACTTCAATAACACCCTCTAAAAACTTTGGCACCATCACCCCGAATAGTATCGGAGGCTTCTAAGTGAAGATTGAAACTTATAGACCCGACCAAGTATCAACTCAGGTAGCGTCTCAGTCTACTGTGGCCACCCCACAACTAGCAGATACTGCGGGTATTATAGGTAGAGGTCTCAATCAGCTAGGTGGGGCGATACAAACTGCAAAGAACGAATACGACGCTACAACTGCCGAAGACGCTCTTATCAAGTTTGAAAAAGAGAAGAATGATTTGTTCTTTAACCCTGATAGCGGATACTTTAACAAGCAGGGTCGTGATGCGTATGACGGCGCAGAATCAACTAACCAAGCACTGATTAAAATGCAGACTCAATATGCTGGCGGGTTTGACTCACCTGTTGCCAGAGACGCGTTCATGCGGGCCTCTCAGGTGCATATCAATCGAGCATCGTCATCGATAATGCAGCATTCTTCAGCCGGTCTTCGGGCTTATGAGAATGCAACTACTGCTGCTCGTATTGAAAACAGCATAGAGAGTGCGGCGCTGAATTTTTCCAATGACGATGAGCTGCGATTGCAGCGGGCTACAGGTCATGATTCAATCATAGCTCAAGGTAGACGACAGGGGTTTGGAGACGAAGCAATTAACGAAAATCTACAGACTTATGATTCTCAATTCACAGCGTCTTCTATAAATGCGGCTCTTGAGACATCGGACTTAGCGCGGGCTAATGAATTGATGGGTAGATTTGGGGATAGAATGGAACCGCGAGAGGCTGGGGTCGTGGCTAAAAACTTACACAAAGCCAACTTCGTAGCAGACAGTAATGCTGAAGCTGCTCGAATTTATGGGGCTGGCGGGCATACATTATCATCGTTGAATAACCGCCTCAACGAGATGCCTACTGACACCCCCGACCAGATTGCCATGAAAGAGGAAGTGACTCGGCTCGCGACAAATCGATATAAGATGGAGAAGGCTGCTCGCGATGAATCCACGCGTGAGACTTATGAATATTACGGCAAGAGTGTTCAAGATAATCCTGATTTTAATACCGGCGATATAAGCGGTAATGTATGGGATAGTTTTACTGTATCTCAGCGTAACACACTTTTAAAAATTGAGAGATTGAAAGCCGAAGGTAAAGATATCATCACCGACGAGGTGAAGTTTGCAGAATTACGACTGCTTCCACCGAAAGAGTTGGCGAAAATAAACCCGACTGATTACTTCGATGTTATTGGTGGTGCTGACCGCGATAAGTTAGTTTCCGAGGTGAAGGCTGCTAGGAAGCCTTCGAGCGGTAGTACAGCATCTGGGTCCGGTAGGACAAGGGCTGCGAGTGTGAAAAACACCCTAGAAGATATCTACGGTCAAAAAACTACCGAATTTAATGATGCGGAGCGTGAGAGGGCAAATGCGTTTTATCGCACGGTCAATCAGGCGGTGGCACAAGAGGAGGTACGTCTCGGCAGGGAATTAGGACCGTTAGAGTTTGACAGTTTGTTATTATCACAGAAAACCAAAGCGACCATTGAGCGTTCGTTCGGTCCTATTTCATTGTACGATGCTGAGGTTGGTCAAGAAGAAGTACCTACTGAGTATGTTGATGAAATCGTTCAGGCGCTGGTGGAAGAAGGACGACCTGTAACCGGAGCGGCTATTGCTCACATGTATGAGCTAGGCAAGCGTGCTAAGAGGTTTGAGTAATGGAAAACAGATTTCTGGGCCTAATAGATGATTCGATGACCTCGGCACCGCTGCGTAATACGTTGACCGAATCAGTGCGAGAAAACCCTGATAACAGGGCCAAGGTGTTGGATATCTCTCGACGGTCGGGTATCCCTGCCGATGCGGTTGCGCACGATTTACCGACTGCTGAAGCTCATGCTAAAGCTAAAGAAATAGATGTGGAAGGAATCGTTGCCCGCTCACCCCATACCAATCGATTTCTAGGGTTATATGATAACGCCTCTGTTGCGCACGACGATATTGAAAACCTCGAAAAAATAGAAAGCAATTTAATAGGTAAAACATTCTTCGACAACTTCTTTCAGCGACAAGGTGAATCATTCACGCTGGCCGCACAAACATCCAACCTATTACCATCGGGGCTGGCCAGTCTCAATTCACGATTGGAAAAAGAGAAACGTCTACAGCGTGCCTCTGAGCTGTCCACCAGCGAAGGGTTTACAAGCAATCCTGTAATTCAAAAACGTCGAGACTCATTAAGTGCACTGACCCCATTGGAGCGTACCCGACTTAACGAAATTAATGATTCCATTAGCAAAACCGTAGCCGCATCTGAATTAGAGATAATAAATAAAATTGATGATATCACGCTGACCGAGGCTGCCATTGAAGCGCTTGCACCGAAAGGGCTTACTGAGAATCAGCAATCTGCACTTAGCGGTCTTGATTCTTTTGCACAGATGATGCCTGCTATAGCGAGTGGTATTGGTACATCTATTGCCACAGGGAACCCCGCACTAGGTACAGCGACAACGTTAAGTATGATAGGTGCTCAAGTTCGCGGACCAGAGTATTGGAAAGCGGTGCAAGGTGGGTTGAACCATGACGAGGCATTAACTTTCAGCCTCATTAAATCAACGCTTGAGGTGGGTACAGAGATGCTACCTACTAAAAGATTGATAGACTTGGTTCGGTCACCATCGGGTAAGAAAGTATTTAGCTTTCTAATTAATGAATTGGCCGGAGAGCAATTGAATACTTTGGCGGGGTCGTTCACGGATTACCAATACGGGTTAGACCCCGACATGGATAAAGCTGTTAAAGAGTCATGGCGTGCTGTTCTAAGCTTGCAAGCTGACCGCCAAAAATCTACAGCGATAGCCACGGTTGTGGGCGGCGGGGCACAAGCTGCTGTTGTGGGAGGTACTAGCAAGTTATTACACGAATTGACCAAGGAGAGTGAATCATCACAAGTCAAGAGCGCCATGGAGCAGGAGAATTTAGATAAAATTATAGATGTTGTTGAAAATTCAAAACTTAAAAAAAGAAGCCCTCAAAAGTTTAAAGAATTTATGCAGCAGGCTAGTGAAGAGGGTGCGGTGTATATCGACGGACCGCAGACCGCTTTGTACCTACGACAACAAGAAAATATAGAGTCTGACCCTGTACTATCCAAATTGGCGGCTAAGGTGTCAGAAGCGGATGTAACGAATGGTGAGATAACCATTCCGTTTGAGGACTTTGCTACCGATTTTGTAGGCAGCCCCCACCTCGACGCATTGCGGCCGCACATCACCATGAGTGCAGACACCATCTCTCCTTTCAGAAAAGAAACAGAACACGAGCAAACATCATCATACGCTCAACGAATAGTTGAAGAGGCCACTAAGAATAACGCTGTGTATATCGAGAATCAAAAGATATTCGATGACGTTGTGACGCAGCTCGTTGAAACAGGACAGGTCACACCGCAGGTTGCGAAGCACATGGCGGCGATTGTACCTGCGTGGGCCACAGTGGTGAGTAAGCGCACAGGTAAGCCTGTTGAAGAGTTGTATGAACAAGTAGGGCTTAAAATAGAGGGTCCGTTTGAAGGTCGGAAAGCAGCGCTTAAAGAAGGTCAAGACGAGCTTGGCACGGTGTTTAACCAAAAGCAGTTTGAAGGTATCGAGATAGAATTAGAAGACGGTCAGAAAGTCGATGCGCAAAGACTGGTTGAACAGCGAACAAAACAGCGTACAATGATATCAAAATTAATAGAGTGCCTTAATAGGTAGGGAGCATTGCAATGGCAAATTCAAGCTTAGGGTTATCAAAAGACGTGACCCCTAATGATTCAAACGAGTTACCGGAATTTAACTGGCTCATGGTAACAGGTACGGCTGGCGATGTGACATTAGAATTAAAAGGCGGCAGCACTCCTACCTTATCAGATGTTCCTGTAGGGGTGTGGATTCCCTGCGGTAATGCTATAAAAGTGATGAGTACAGGTACAGCCGCTGTTGGCATTATGGTAGTATAACAATGCAGATATCTCAATTAATGATGATGATGCTGCGCTCGATGCCTTTCGCACTTGGTACACCATCATCACCTACTTTTGCTGGTGAGTTTATGGGGTATACTCAAGTTAATGTTACTAATATAACAATCCCATCAATTAACATAAATATTAGCGAAAAGACTGCTCCATACATGTTAGAAGCCTCGGCTAAGGATGTAGTAGTATCTGGTGCTAGGCTTGGTTCATTATGGGCGTTATCACCACACTTATGCGATATCCGGTGGACGGTTACTAAAGCAGACGGATCGCCTATAGAATACGATAATTGTATTGTTAATAACCTGACTGGTATGGGAGCTGCTGTTGTTAATCCAGCCACTGACACAGTTGGAATGAGGTTATCTGTTCTTATTCATGAGGTGGGTGATATTAAGGTAACTCTTTCAGTAACAGGCAAAACTACTGAAGGATATATCACAGAATCAGTTACTGAAACCCATACAATAGGTGGGATGTCTAGTGTATCGTACAAATACGTTGATGCTGGTACTGGTAACGATAGTAATGATGGGCTTGATGGATTAGGGGTAACTGCTTCTGCTGGATCAATTAGTTATACAGATTCAACTAAGACACTATCAGGTACAGGGATCGGTACAGGTATTACTTTAGACAATTTACCTAGAACCAATACTAACGACTTTATTCATTTAAAGACTGCTACAGAAGGTTCAATATCTCAGCGTGTGCGTATTGCCTCAGTGAGTGCGGATGCTATTGTTCTAGAAGATGCATTAGGTCAAGATTATACTAATGTTGTCCCATCTACTGGGCCTAAATTAACATTCGACGGTAATGATTCTAATAATGTACTTGTAATGTTACGTAACGGGCAGACGTATTTGCCTTCAAACGAGTACCATTACAAATCAACGACCAAGATAAATGCCAAAGGAATTATTGGATATGGCTCTGGAACTAGGGCTAAGTTATTCTCGACAAATATGTGGGGAGGGAGTGGCAGCAGTGGTACAAGTTATATCAATAGTGGTGTAGATTCTACTACTTATGCCCCTAAGAAAATGATTGTGTCACGTATAGAGCTTGACTGTAACGAGCATGTGTATCGAGCTATATCAGGTAATCAGTCAAGTGGTTCTCCCGTTGATACTTTCGACTCGCAATTTATTATCCATGATTGTAAGTGGTTAGACCCAAAAGAAGACAAAGCATTTCAAATTACCGCTTATAGTAAGAAGATGAGTATTAGTGTCTTTGGTGGTGACTATAATAACCAACCAGTTGCACCAAGAACACCAAGTGCTTCAGGTGCTTATATTGAATTGGGCGGGGGTGGTTGGTTGTCTATATTGGGTACGGTTGCACAGTGCAACGGGACAAACTCAAATGTCGACCACTTCTGGTATCCAAAAGGTCAGAGCTATGATATGCACGCTGGTTGGAACTGGTTCAAAGCTGGCACAAGTATTGGATACGGTTTGAATACAGATAATTCAAGTACGTCTGGGTTAGTAAATAGCTTCTTTAGTATTCATGATAATCAACAGGACGCTGGCTCGTGGGTTACGGATTTCTCGAATGCGAGTAACGACCCGACACTAGGTAGTTTTTCTAAAGTACAGTTGTTCAATAATTACAGTTCAAAGAATGGCATCACTTGGAACTATCTATTATCTAGTGTGTTCGCTAAGGGTAATAGATGTTGGGGTGGTGATGCTGTTGAGCGAAGAATGTTCCATACCGATGTAAATGCTGGTTTTGACCAAACACTCCAAGACACAGTATTAGAAGACAATTTAGGACACGACTTTGCGCTTATAGACCAAACTGTTGGTACAGATAGCACCGGAAATTTAGAATGTTATGGTAATAAAATTTACCATACATCTAGTGATACTGCTTTAGTTTTAGTGGGTAAGGATGGTGCGGGAGTGGTTTCCGGTGCATCTACTTATATAGATGGAAATATATTCTATGCACCTAACGATGCTGACGGCGAGTTCTTAATTTCAAGTGGAACAACTAAACAAACTTTGAGCGCATTTAATAGTGCTTTAAGTGCAACAAACGTGAGTATTAATCCTAACTGGACAGATCCAGCAAACGGTGACTTCAGTATATAGTTCTTGGACTTGGAGACAGTTCATAGTGTCAGGTGGTGTTAGAGCAGTTGTAAATATCCCAACAACCGGTGAACATACTATTAATATTTATGGGCGTGAAGATGGTGTCCGAGTAGATAAAATTGTTCTCACTAAAGATATTGACTACACGCCAACAGGTGACGGTCCAGCAGAAAGTACAACAGCGTAAGAATATTTATTTAATTCAATAGAGATACGCTATACTTAAACTCACGAGTGCATTAGATTAAGGGTGATAAATGTCATTACAAGACTGCTACAATCAATTCGGAAAAGCTATCAATGAGAGTGATAAGGCTGCAATCTCTGAGTTGGTAGGACAAGGTATGTCTGAACTTGAAGCTGTTCAGGCACACTTAGATAACATTGGTGTTGAGCTTGAAGAGGTTATAAACCAAGCAACTGAAGCTCAAAATATCGCCCTACTTAAATCAGCACCGATACCGGTTGACGTATTTGATGTAGCTGACAACGCTGCTAGAAGTTACGCTGATAAGAATGACGCACCATATCACGCGCCGCCTAGCGAATTTGCAAACGTAGATGTGCCGCGCGCCGAAGCAATCGCTCAAGAATTTGAAATGATGAAGCATGATCCTGCGAACCCTGAAGTCAAGGCTGCGTATGATGCCATGATTAAGGAAACCATCGAGCAATTTAAATCCATCCTTGAAACCGGTTTAGAAATTCAATTTATAAGAGGTGCAGACCCTTACGTGAATGGTCCTCGTGATGCTATTCGTGATGTTCGGGAACGAAACCATTTATGGGTTTTTAGCACGCGCGATGGATTTGGTAGCAATGACACGTTTGACCCTGTTGATAATCCTTTACTTCAAGAAACTGAATTTGAGATAGATGGCGTTAAATTACTTGCCAATGATGTGTTCCGCGTAGTGCATGATTATTTCGGGCATGTGCGTACAAACGCAGGGTTCAGAGCGAAAGGTGAGGAGAACGCATGGCAGTCACACGCATCGATGTACTCACCACTGGCACGTCGCGCCATGACTACAGAAACTCGCGGACAAAACTCATGGGTGAACTATGGGCCTCATGGTGAAACTAATAGAACAGCGAGCACTGAAAACACGGTATTCGCTGACCAGAAGATAGGACTACTTCCTATTTGGGTATCAGAAGAAGGAAGGGTATCAGCTTATGAAAGAGCTACTAGATTTAACGAACTTCTCAAAGCTGGCGAGACAGGGTTTGAGGGCGCAATCGACACGCAAGGTAGAGTTGAACTCGTCCACTACTCAAGAGAACCAATCACTCGCACCGACGCAAGTAGATGGGGTCAAGGACTCTCAGGTCGTGTCAGAACCGAGAAAAACAGAATCCTCGCAGGTGCCCCAAAACGCACATTCTTCGGGGTCGAGTCGGCTACTACGGACGGGTATCGGAAAGAGAGAGGACTTGGTCACAACCGAGTAGTAGCTAAGGTAGCGGGTGAGTTAATTTACAACTTAAACCGTGACCCTTTAAATCTCTATGATGGCAACGACATCATATCGACCGAAAAGAATATTATTGAATCTGGGTATTCAGGGTACATGGTGAACACACCTCAGTTCGGTAAGACTGTTGCCCTATTTGATGATGTCAACGTGGCACAATCGCAAGTATTCCACCAGAACGCTCAGAAAAACACCATCGGGCTGCACAGTGCAGTAGAGCAAGCGGTACTTGATATCAGCTTGCCCGCTTGGAAAAATGGCGGCGCTGCCCCTGCCATTGAGATATGGTCTAAGATATCCAAGACTGCGGGTGTTAAAAAAGAAGAACTCGAATGGATGGGGTTAGAGGACATCCTGAAGACAGTACCTAAAGCGAAATACACTCGCGAAGAAGTGCTGAATATTGTCCGTGAGAACGGCGTTGTCGTCGAGGAAACAGTGGCAGACGAGAAGTCGTCAGAAGGAGGCTTCGACTGGAATGAGGAAGAGGACCTTGACTCATCCAATTGGAGCGACCGCGCATACAACTTCATGTACGAGTATGATAATGATGACCTCGACTGGATGGGTGAAGGTAACGGGTATCAATGGCGAGAAGATTGGTATGAAAATAATAAAGACACACTGATTGAATTTCTCAAAAATGGTGATGACGCTGACGACAACACAGCAGCAATTGAAGCGGCGTATGATGCCGGAGATTCAATATCTGGGGCGATGTATGCTTTAGGATTTGATGATAACCCCGCCATTGATGAAATGAGGGAAGACGCTGAGAAATTAGCTGAGGAAGTAGCTCGTGATGAATACCTTGATGCCCCGAATCGGACGTTCACGGAAGTGTCAGACCCATCATTGACAATAATCAGTTTAGACGGAGGTGAAAGGTATCGCGTCTACTATAACGATGAAGTGGTGGCTGATGAAGATATCTACAGTTTCAATGAGGCTGAGGTTCAGGCGCGGTCATTCTTACAAGAAGAGGGTGTTGTATCTGGTGAAACCACCCATGTGTGGGAAGAATACATCATGGAGGGTGATTACGATAATTATCGCGAGATAAAGCTGAAATTACCTGAGCTTGGAGGCGGCGACTTTAGCTACGATGTGCATTTCCCCGATGATAATATTGTCGCATTCCTGCGGGTAGATGACAGGATGATGAATGTAGCACCTACTAAACATATTAGTGAACTGAGTGCTGAAGAATTAACGCCTGAAAAAAATGATATCGTGCTTGAAATAGAGAAAACTTTAGAAGCAGAGTATAACGAGGAGCAAGAAAGGAAAGCGTTTGAGGAGTCTAAGTCCGTCGTGGATGAGTCTGTTCAAGCTAGCGGGATGGTTGCTACAGACTCCGATAAATTTGAGACAAAGATGAATGATTACACCTCTTGGGAGGGGATTGTCAATCTCGCGGGTTTTGATGGAAATATAGCAAGCGGGTATCGTAGATTTCTGCAAAACAAAAGGAGGTTGGAAGAGTCTTTACAAATAGAATTAAAGAAATTAAACAGCCCAATCCAGATTGCAAAAAGGCTCAACCCACCGACCACTACCTTCTTCATCGACGAGTTCCAATCTGATTGGCACCAGCAAGGTCGCCAGAGAGGGTACGCGGTAGAAAACCCTGATGTAATTGAGGCGTATCATGCCGAATTGTCAGACTTGAGAAGTAGACATGTCGAACTGTCGGGTCAAACTACCGGCACGCCTTCTCCTGAATTGTCGCAAGAGATTGACGATGTTGCGAAACGGATTGAGGTTCTACATAGTCGGTTACAGTCAGATGTACCAGATGCCCCATTCAAAGGGGACGCGTGGGTAAACCTCGGACTGAAGCGAGCCATTACAGAAGCTGTGGAAAAAGGGTATGGCGCAATCGCGTGGCCCAACTCACAGGTGTTATCAGACAGATGGTCAGAGACATACAGTGAGCTATACGCTAACCAATATGATAGAAAGATGGTCAAGTTTGTTAAGAAGCTCACCGGTGAAACTCCCGTACAGCTAAACAATGAAGGTGAAGCCCAGCAGCATCAAGAACGAGGATATTGGATTATCCCTATCACCGACAAATTGCGTGAGAAAGTACAGAGCGAAGGTTATACTCTATTCCAAAAATCACGCGGGTATTACAATCCTGAAAATGTATTAATCCGATTGAACGAAGCATCTAACCCTTCTACGTTTATTCACGAATTTGCCCACTTCATGTTCGACATGGAGGGTAAGATTGGGGGCGGCGAGACTGATACGATTAATGAATGGTTCTTAGGCAATTCTGCGAGTCTTGCTGAAGAGGCTGGTGTGCCAGAATGGATGGTTAGAGACTACATCACTAGACAAGTCCAAGCTGATATCACTGAGACGGACTTTCTCAATATTGAACGTGCCACCCATGAGCAATTTGCTCGCGGATTTGAAGCGTATGTGATGGAAGGTAAGTCACCGAGTATGGAGTTGAGAAACTTCTTCAGGGTGATGGCCAGATTATTAGTCGCAGTGTACAAGCAAATTAAAGGCGGGTTAGACACTCCAAATCTCACAGATGATATGAGAGGTGTATTCGACCGATTGATAGCCACAGAGGAGCAAATAGCCGCAAGTGAAGCTCGTAATCGAGCGGCACCATTGTTTACCGATGCTGTGATGGCAGGTATGACAGAAGAGCAATTTAAGAAATATCAAGAACGTGCTCAAGCCACCACTGATAAAGCTACTGAAACATTGCGTGATAAAGTAATGAAAGAACTCACTCGTGTTCACAAGAAATGGTGGAACGATGAGCGTGATGATTTTATTGACGAAGCCGAAGTGAAATTGCGTACGGAGCCAGTGTACGTCGCTCGCGTGAGGTTGAAGAGCGGCGGCGATACGAAGCTTGATTACAACGCGGTCATTGATATCTTGGGTGTTAAAAACTTGAAAGAAGTACCTCAACTTCGAGGGATGACAGCGAAAGGCGGTGTAGGTGTTCAACCTGAAGATGCAGCCAAGTTGTATGGGTTCAGAACCGGCGATGAAATGTTATCTGCATTAACTACTGCACCGAGATTACAAGACCAAGCTGAAGCCATGGCCGACGCTGAGATGATAGATAAACATGGTGATATTCTTAACGATGGAACACTTGAACAGTTAGCAGATGATGCTGTCAGAAGTGAGGAGCGCGGTACAGTATTACTCACCGAGATAAAAGCTTTGGCTCGCGGACAGCAGGTGCCTGCGATTGATAAAGAAACAATCAAGGGCATAGCCGCAGAGGCCATCGGTAAAAAAGCATTGAAGGATATCAGACCCGCTACATTTCGTAGAGCGGAAATTCGTAGCGCTCAGGAAGCAGCGGTGGCATTGGCCTCTGGCGACAAAGCTGCGGCGTTGAGGGCTAAGACGCAACAGGTGATGAACTTCTATCTGTGGAAAGAATCACAGGAAGCGAAGTTGTTCGCAGGTAAAATGCTGACGTTCGCTGCACGATTTAAAAAGCAGTCAGTACGTGAACGTATCGGTAAAGCTGGCAACAGCTACCTTGACAACATTGACCGAATATTAGAACGGTTTGAGCTGCGGAAGTCTCAATCCCTTAAGAAACACGCTGAGGCTCGTGACAGCTTGCAATCTTGGGTGGATAAACAAGGCACACAAAGCGACATGATAGCATTGAGTGATGCTGTGCTCGACGAATCGTATGCTCGCCATTGGAAAGAAGTTCCGGTAGATGAGCTGCGAGGCATCCAAGACTCAATCAAGAGTATTGAGAACAGTGCCAAATCACTAAACAACATCATCATCAATGAAGAAAAGCTGACGTTTGAGCAAACGGTTGACCGGATGTTAAACAAAATGAATGAGTTGCCAGATAAGCATTTCGGTCAATTCAAAGACGCTGTGGATAAAGGTGGTATTAGAAAATGGCATGAAAACTTCATGACCGAACAAATCAAAATGCCGTGGATGATGAGATGGTTGGACAACCGCGAAGAAGTCGGGGTAATGCATCAAACTGTAAACCAACCTTTAACCGATGCCTATGATGCTGAAGTCAAGCTATGGAACCGCGTGGGTAAGTCGGTCATGCAGGCGATTATGAATCGCAGTAAAGAAGATATCAAACGCCATACGCGAGAAGTGTTGATTCCTGAAATTGAGAATCAAGCTACTCACCTCGACGGCGTGATGATGGGTAGTCAGATTATCGCGGTCGCACTCAACACCGGTAACAAGGGTAATTTGAAAAAAATGCTCGCGGGCGAACGGTGGATTGAGGTTGATAATAAAGGTCAGCCCGTCAATGAGGCTGATGTGACTGTTGATAATCCTAAGTTGCAGGCCATTTTAAAACACATGACTGAGTCCGATTGGGACTTGGTAGAATTAATCTGGGAGCAGATTGGTTCGCTCAAACCCGACTTGGCTGCGGTACACGAGAAGGCAACAGGGTTGCAATTTGAAGAAGTTGAACCGGCTTCTTTTGAACTCCCATCGGGGCGCATAATTGAGGGCGGGTATTATCCTGTAAAATATGACGCGAATCGTAGCGAACAAGCACGGTTAAACGAAGAGAAGTCAGAAGAACAAGCTGTGTCCATGCTGACTGCTGGCGGGTTCGTACAACCTATCGCTAGAACTGGTGCCCGTATTAATCGTACCGAGTTTACAGGACCGTTACGATACAGTCTTGACGTAGTGCCGCAGCATGTACAAGAGGTAGTGCATTTTATTACCCATTACGATGCTATTAAGCAGGTTAATAAACTGACCAGCGACCCGCGAATTGCTGACGCTATCAAGAAGAAGATGGGTCACACCGAGTATGCGCTAATCAAACCGTGGTTAAACGACGTGGCCAAAGATGGTAGGGAATCACAACTAAACAAGAGTTATAACTCGTTATTGCGCAGGCTCCGGTTCGGTACAACTTATGGAATAATGGGGTTCAAAGTTTCAACAGGACTGATACAAGTATCAGGCTTATTTAACTCCATGGCTGAAGTGGGTGCGGCTCGTACTATGCGGGCGGCTAGAACAGTATTTGCTGGTGAAAAATCAATACGCGAGACATGGGAGTTTGCAAAAGCAAATAGTAAAGTGTTAGCCCATCGTCAGACTACTATGGACCGCGAGATTAAGAACGCGTTCGTAAACCTGCAAGGTAAGCGTACATTACTGTCAATGGCACAAGAAGCGTCAATGATGCACATAGCGTTAGTGCAAACCTACACCGTCGATTTACCATCATGGTACGCAGCTTACGATAAAGGTATGGAGACGTTTGAAGGTGATGAGGCACGAGCGTTTCAATATGCTGATTGGGTTATTGAGAACGTGCAGGGTAGTGGTGTCACTAAAGATATGTCATCTATCATGCGTGATAAGAATGAAGCAGTTAAACTCGGTACTATGTTCATGACGTACTTCAGCGCACTATTTAATCACAATGCTGACGTTAAGCGCGGGGTCAAAGCTGGTCAGATATCACCTACCGCAGCAGTTGCAAAGTTGATGTTTTTGTGGACACTGCCTGTCATATTTGAAACTATCATGCGCGAAGGGCTTGGCGACGATGATGATGACAGCGAATTTTTTGAAAAGGTTGTTACTGGTACGGCAATGATGCCATTTGCCACTGTACCGTTTTATCGCGATGCTGCCAATGGGTTAGTATCAGGGTTCAACTATTCTGCCTCACCCGTATATGGGATAGTTGAGGGTGGTGTGGAAGCTGCATCTAAAGCCGCGCGCGGAGACGATATGACTCAATACAGGGTCAAGCAAGCATCTAAAGCATTAGGTGTCGCATTCGGTGTGCCTGCTACCAATCAAGCGTGGATAACGTTTGAGCATTTACAAGATGTGATAGTGGAAGGTGAAGAGTTATCGATGAGGCATTTACTTGTAACCACCGATAAATCAAAGTAAAATTAAATAAAACAATAAGGGTGCACCCATGACTGTCAATACTACATCAATCACATCCGGTCCTTATCTGGGTAACGGTTCGACTACCGAATTTAGTTATGATTTTAGGGTCGAGAACAAGAATCAACTAATAGTTTATGAGACGGATGATGAAGGAAGTCAAGACCCTCTTACAGTTGATGTTGACTACACTGTCAATGATGTCGGGGTGGACGGGGGTGGCACCATTACTAGAATTGCGGGGGCATTACCCGCAGGGTATGAGTGGTATATTCGTTCTAATTATTTATACACTCAAGACACGGCTTTCAGTTCACAAGGGGGATTTTTCCCCGAAGTTCACGAGGCGGCTATTGATAAGGTTATATTTCTATTACAGCAAGTTTTAGATATTTCAAATCGCTCCATCCGATACCCAGATTCTGCGGCCGGATTTATTGACGCTACCCTGCCAGACCCCGTAGCGGATAAGGTGCTCGCATGGAATGGTGATGCTTCAGGGTTGGTAAACGGGCCTAGTGAGGGTGATTTTCAAACGTATTCTTCAAATGCAGCAGCAAGCGCTGCTGCCGCCTTAGTAAGCGAGAATGCCGCTGCTGCGTCGGTGTTAGAGGTGCAAGACCAAAAGATTGTATGGCGCGGCGCGTATGACGCAGGGGAACCTTATGGGGTGAACGAGGGTATATCCTATGAGGGTGCATCGTACATTGTAATATCCCCCGTTACAGGAGTTGCTCCCCCCAACGGAACTTACTACGATATCTTAGCATTACGTGGTGCTGCCGGTGCTGGTACAGGCGACATGCTTGCTGCTAATAATCTCAGCGATGTAGCAAATGCGTCAACTGCAAAATCCAACTTAGGATTGGCAAACGTAAATAACACATCCGATGCGTCAAAACCTGTTAGCACACTTCAGCAAACGGCTTTAAATTTGAAAGCCAATTTAGCTTCACCCGCGCTCACAGGAACTCCTACTGCGCCCACAGCTACCGTATCGGATAATAGCACGAAAATTGCCACCACTGCTTTTGTGAGGGCATTGGTAGGCGGGGTGACATCCACCGCTTATTCTATAACAACGGGTGGTCTAATCACTTGGGCACACGGGTTAGGGTCTAAACCTTTCAGCGTATCGATTTTTGGAAAGTGTACCACTGCCGAGGAGGGGTATTCGATAGGGGATGAGGCTGAGTTCTCACTGGTGAACAACTCATCTTCAGGAGTATCTAGGATAAATGGTGTAACGGTGGATGAGACGAATATAAATATAAGACTCAGCAACAGTTCCGACGTGTTCGTTATAGGGCATAAGTCAACTGGCAATCTAGTCGGGGTATCAAATGGTAGCTGGGATTTATATATAAGGGCATCGCTATGACCGTAAAATATTATAGAGATTCAAGTAATACTTATTTGGGTGCTTCTAATTCACCCATGGTTGGCGGCATTGAGGTAGCAAGTGCACCATTAAGTGCGGCGGCTACATGGAATGGCTCAAGCTGGGATGAACCAGTTGTAGTGCCTCAGACTGTTACAAAAAAACAAGCACGACTAGCATTACATGGTGCAGGGTTACTATCGTCAGTTGAAGAGTATTTAAATGGACTTTCTGAACCAACTAAAACTCCCGCATTGATTACATGGGAGACGGCCAGTACCATTGACAGAGACGACGATTTAACAAAAGCATTAATATCGGGACTAGCATTGTCAGAAGAGTCGGTTGATGCATTATTTATAACCGCTGCATCCTTGTGATTACATCATTGGAGTAGGGATATGACCAAACTAAAAACATACCTGTTCAACCTTTTGATAAGTGTAGACCAACTAGCTAACACCGTTGCGGCTGGCAACCCTGACGAGACAATTAGTTCACGTATGGGTAAGGCGATTCGTGAAGGTCGATGCGTAGGATGTTACATTACGTGTAGGATTTTACACATGTTCGATAAAGAGCATTGTCTTAAATCAATTGAGGATGATGAGAATGACAGATATTATTAAAACTAAAAACTTCGACCCTGAGACAGATATCAAATTAAGATGTACATGCGGTCATCGGAACTGTGATAAACGTAGCGTATCTCAAGAGACACTTGATAAGTTGCAGTTGATGCGTGATGATTTGAAGTCCCCTATATATGTCACATCTGGCGGGCGATGTCCTCACCATAAAAATGAAGTTTATAAGGCTCACGCAGGGGACCATCAACGAGGGTACGGTATTGATGTGTCATGTCCTGACTTCTCAATGGAAACAAAGCTGAAGGTGCTAGCTGGCCGCCACGGTGCAACCCGAGTTGCAGGCGGTACGTATTGTGGGTTTGTACACATCGCTTGGACACCGACTGAACGCACCGACGTTCCTACTTGGGAGTATTAATATGACATCTTTCTTAGCTAATTTATTCGGTTCAGGCGTGGTTGGTTCTATTGAGCGTATTGCCAGTGAAGCAATTGAGACTAGTCAAGAAACCGCCGAAGCTAAAGCGTTGTTTATTAAAACACTTGACCCGAACGGGATGATGCGACGCGAGTTATCACGCTTCACATGTAAGGCTTACGGGGTGTATCTAGCATCTATGATTATCCTCATCACTCTTCACTTCTTCGGTGCAGGTGAATCATCTGAGCAATCAGTCAATGCTATTAAGGCATTGACAGAATTGTTTGTGCCAATCACTACAGCTTGGGGTACAATAGTCACAGCCTCGTTTGGCGTAAACTATTCTAATGTTAAAGCAGGGAAGTGAATATGCCAAGTATAGATGAGTGCAGATTGTTTAATCAAAAGCTCGAACAGATTGAAAGGGTTATGGACGCGCGTGACGACGAGGTTCGCGACAACATAAGACAGCTCAACAAGTCTCAAAAAGAAATCAGTCAGTCTCAGAAAGAGTTGACCAAGTCGCAGCAGGACAACATTGAGGCAATTCATACGCTGACGTTAAGCACCCAGATATTAGTTGATACTGTTACTGCGGGTAAAATCATTGGCAGCTTCGCACGATGGATTGTACCAATACTAGCAACGATAGCCGCAATAACAGCGTACTTCAACCAGACTCCCCCACCCCCATCATAGAAATGATAATTCAGCGCTGGCCTTACCTGCCCGATACCTACCGATAGAGTCCTTCAACCCCTCCTCATCACCTGCCTTACGCATGATTGCATCGGCAACTGCAAGGTCGAGAGTATCGTTGCATAGTATTCGGATGATTGATACTGGATTCTTCTGACCATTACGGTCAATCCTGCCGTTCAATTGAATGTATAATTCCAATGACCAGTTAAGTCCGAACCATACCACTATCGAACCGCTATCCTGTAGACCATCGATGCCGTGACCCATGCTTGCAGGATGACCGATGAGTAGTTTAATTTTACCCGCATTCCAGTCTTTGATTATTTGCCCCGTCTTACTACTCGGTTCCGCTGTTAAGTTTACTGGTTTATATTTCTTAAACCGCTGCATTATTTGCTTCGCGTCAGATTTAAACGCGTAAGCTAGTAGCACAGGTTGCCCACCAGCTTCTTCTAATACATCCTCAAGTGCATCGAGTTTGGCATGATGAATGTTCTCCCATGACCCGTCCAAATCGGTGTAGGGGTTACCGTTGCATATTTGCAAACATTTATTTCCCACGCTGGATTTGCTAAACACTTCCATTTCTGTACCGCTATCCAGTGCGGTGAACATCTTCGCCTCCATCTCTTTATAATGCTTGCGTGCTTTGGCTGGCAAATCCACCATGATGTTGACCTCTCGCACGGCGGGTAAGTCTAGGTACTCTTTACTATCCATCTTTATAGTGATGTCTGAAATTTTCTCTTCAATGTAATGCTTGCCTATCGGGGTAACACTGTACGACCACCCCATATAATCACTTGCGAAATATGCGTTTCTGAAATAAGTAACACTGGTGCCGAACCGTTCCCCACCATCAACCGCGTAATACTGTCCGAACAAATCGATATACCCGTTGCTGGCGGGCGAACCTGTTAGGCCGGTCCTGTATGTGAACAGGTCGTTGATTTTTTTCCACCCTACCACCTTCTCAATGTACGATAACTTAGTAACCTTATCCACCTTCTCCCGCCTGCCACCCTTAAACCGCACCGATTGAGAGTTCTTTAATTTAGTGACTTCGTCATAAACCGCCATTTGAAATGGTATGTCTTTCCCTTGGGTGATGTAGTATTTCATCAACGTATCAGCCAACCAATTCATGTTCTCGTAGTTGCATAAATATATATCGGCATCTTTGAATAATTTCCTGCGCCGAGTTGCCGCCGTACCAGACAGCAATTGACAGCGTAAGTGGGTGGTGTGCTCCCACTTCTTTGACTCTCGTTCCCAGACCGCTTCCACCACCCTTAGCGGCCCGAATATGATAGCCTTTTGTACCAGTCCCGCACGCATTAAGTCAACGATTGAGGTTAAGGTGATGACGGTTTTACCCAATCCAACACCCAACCACAACATCGAATACGGGTTTGCGGTCTGGTGTGCTACGGCATGTTTCTGGTAATCATAGAGCTGAGACGGGTGCATCATTCTGCGCACCTTACGCACTTATCTGTACCGCCTAAAATCTGCTGTCTGGCTTGAGGTATATATTCCCCACACTCGACGCAGTCAACGCTAAACCGCTTTACTTTCTGCCTTGCCCTCATTGTTAAGTTCATCTCTAGTTCAATTCTATCATTTGCAATATCTGCTTCATCTGCCATTACTCTTATCCTTTTCTAATCGCGCTGCATATTGCGGCTTTTGTTATAATTTTTGCCACCTCATCTTTATCGCCAACAATATATACCCGTTCTCGACTACCCCAAATTGATACGATGAATATTTCCCCTTCATCTCTAGTGACTTTTGCTGGCGAAACGCCAAACTTAACCATCAACTCAATAGCTTGAGCGTTGTTCTGGCATGGGTTGTAATATGCTCGACCAATCATGGCGGCTCCATGATAAATCCAGTCGTCATTTTCTTCGTCTAGCGACCACCCCATACAATAAATAGCCGCCCATTCACTAAGCTGTTGCTCGTCGTCACAATCTATTACTTGTTGCTCGGTTGGTTTAGTCATCACTCTTCTCCTTGCTTGCCGTTAGGTTTCTGTATCGGTATATACTCTCCACATTTACCTGTAGTCAGAGCATTCATAATAATCTTAGCCTCTATCGGGCTGTTTCTTGTGTATTTCAAGCAAAAGTCGTCATCATCTATAGAAAGATTGCACTTACTGCATAAACTCGAAGTTTTCGTTCTGCTCATTTTCTAGCCCGCCTTCTTCTCTTGGCTTGTGAAATTTTAGGCCGCTTATTTTCTCTGCGCCACGGCTCGTCGCCTTGTCTTTTTAGCATTGCAAACCCCCGACAAGGCTCAATTAATACGGCGCCTAGCGGGCGAAGCTCAAGCACTTTTTTTTCAGAATCTGCTTCCACGACTGCAGCCTTATCTAAAGCGTTAATTAATAATTTTGTTGCTGCTTTGGCGTTATCGCAGTGCCCGACTGTTCCTAAATTCACGCAAGGTTTCATCACTCACCTCTATCACTTGTTATCGCTAATGTGCTCATTGTTATTTGTTTAGCTCAATAAGAGCATCTTGCACTATTTTATTTGCCCTATCCCATAGCACTGGATCGCCATCCTTTAGCACTTCAAGCAGTAGCCGTTTTTCTTCTATATAAACTCTGGCAAAATCATAATCAAACTCTAATATGCTTGACGAGTTATCGATTAGGTCCGCAAGCTTTATTGTTTTAGCTTCTGGTTTGGCGGTAGCAGTATGCAGCCTATCGAGGGTTTTTCTTGCTTTCCTGTTTCCATCGCTAGGGACGCTTACATCTGTTAGGTTAAGCACAAGCCATGCTACGTCGAGACCAAATATTTCACCAATTTCATCAAAAGTGGTTTCGGTATCCTCAACCGTATCGTGAAGCCAAGCCGCAGCCAGCATTTCCTCTGTATGAGGAACTGATCGCACAAGCTCAACGACAGCAGCAGGGTGATTAATGTATGGCTCGCCTGTGTATTTCCTGATATGGTTTATCGCTGCGTGTCGTTCAGTTGCAAACTGTTTTGCTCTTTCTTCTAAAGTCATCACTCTTCTCCTTGCTTGCGTAGGTTGCTGGCATATTCTTCCATGCTTTCTCTGTCATACATCATCGGTGGATAGTTAGGGTCTTGGAGTGCGTTCAGCATAGTTTCAACAACCCGCGCGTTATGCTCTGCTAGTGATTGTGTGGTCGGTTGACTATCAATTACATCCATAGCCTTCACATACAAGTTCGCAAACTCAGGCGTGTCAGGATAGTGATTATCGATAGCGTTCCGTAGATTGTTTGCTGCCAAAGTTACGGCGCTAATTCTGGCGTTCAATTCATCAATCTGCTTTTGCTGTTCGTCGATAAGCTGTGGTTTTCCTTCAGAAAGTCGCTGAACAGCATCCCATGCGCCCTCATATATAGGCCAGTCAGCCTCAACAACAACGGCATCCACGCAATATTCCTCGTAATCATGCAATAATAAAGCTAGGCACGACTTTTCCGTGCCACTCATATGCTTAAGCTTTAAAATCACATAACGGCCTTCTCTTTTAAATTCACTCATATACCCCGTACTCCTTACCAGAAAGCTGACTCCTTAAATCCTGAATCATAAGCGTCATTGATTCGGGTGACACTTGCTGAAACTCGTCACTTGGCGATGTGCGATACATTAATATGTTGTTGATTGTCTTTTCTTCGTAGTGCATTCCCCTATCTCCTAACACAGCTTATAATTTTAATAAACGTAGTATTGACTTTCTCATTTTCTCAATATGAACTGCAACCAGTGAACCGTCAGTCTCAACTATAAAATATTCTATATTAGCCGCTTGGTTTTCATGGGCCTGTAGTTTCTCCACTAACTCTTTAACATTCATCTAACTCTCCTGTTTAATCTTTATTGGTGGTGATGGCTGGGCGTTATTCCAGCTATAGGGCGGATAATTCTGCACTCAACCATTGGAGTAGCGCCACTTTTCTAGTGCAAGCTCGCCCATCCCCAGTATGCTCGGCCTTACCTGCGCTTCTACTTTCAGCGCCGCATCACCCCGATAAAGACTATTTCACCTTACTCATATAGATATCTACACCTCGCCGCCCTGCAACCCATGTGACGTTCATCCCTGCATCACGCAAGCGTCTCATCTCACGCATTTGGTGGTCTTCTGGTACGTTGCCTAGCGTCTTAACTTCAACCGCCGTGATATCTGCCACCAGTTCGGTCGGGTCCATCTTCATCAACCGCGCCATCATTTCGCGAACAGTGACAGGGATTATCACCAACTGGTCGGGAACCCCGACATGATTAGGTGACACCCATTTACGAGTAATACCGCCAGCTTCCTCTATCTTTTCCTGAAGGTATGTCTCAACCTTATTCTCTTCTCTACCCATGATTAATACGCCTGAGGTTGTAGAAATGCAGGAAGACCTTCAACGTCGGCAAGTGCAAGAGATATCACTGCTGAAGTTCTCACGACAGGGATGCCTTTATAGTAGCATCCCTCCTGAGTGGTTCTACGAGTGAGACTGTGTGAAAGCACGAGCATTTGAGGTTCGGACAGTGCGATGACCGATGGAGCACACCCGTGATTTAACATATACTCGTCAATCTTTTCGTCAATTGCACTTCTCAATCTGTCAACGTGTGTCGTGACTGTGCTTCTCGGAGTCTGTACTATCAAATTGTTCATATCGCCACCCCATTTCCCCTCTGTGTAAGATAGATAACATTACAACATACAATGTCAGACATTGTCAACATTAATAATAGCAGTTGATATTCTTGAGTGGGTAAAATGAACTGTGGGCACCACTATAGTCAGAATATCTTTTGTACCGATGCTGCTATTCCCACCGGCTAGGATATGCCCAAATTAGAGTAAGGGTATCACCAGCTTATTGGCTCGCGATATGTAGTAATCATAATTTATATCTACATGATTGATTGAGTCAAGGTTATTACATATAGTCACAGTGTGACCTGCATTAATTCCGGTCCGCACCGTTGCACCATACACCGACTTATTCTTTGTATGAATGCGGGCATCCCATACACCCATGCCTATCTCATCTAACACAGACTGATAGAACTCATCGGTTAAACTGTTGGCACGCTTAAACTGCCCCTCTGGTCCTTTTGCGGGCATGACTTTATTCAGCGACACCCCGTCATTCGTTACAATGTATCTCACCACGTTCGGCAACTTGACATCTTTGTCATCGATAGTACCCACCAGATTGGATGTACGAGGCACCTTAGTATTGATTAAGAAGTCTGTTATATCTGAATGATTACGGATAAACTCTTCTACATTCTCGCCGCGTACCAGCGCAGCTTCTGCTGCTTTGGCTACGATTTGCTCTGAGAAGTTTTGATTCCAGTCTAAATCATCACCATACCCGTATGCACCTTTACGTTTTACGCCGCCATCTTCATACTCTGCAATATAATTATTCACATCCTTAATCATCATGCGTGAATAAAATACCTCTTCGAGTTCAAGCTGCGTGACTGACTCCCACCACTTGCACACATCTCTGAAGTGGTCGATGTACGCGCGAGGGCATTTCACAGTGATGCCATCGGTGTTAGCCTGCACCATTGTTGCGTTTGGTATCTTTATAATTTGTTCGACCAGCATACACAGCATTAACTGACCGTTAATAGTCGTGGCCATGGTGTAAGCGGTATCAAAAAATGGACTGTACTTGGAATTACTGTCACCATAAACTGAGTTCAATGCGAGTTTTAACATCGCGTTCTCTGGCGTACCCTTGGCATATTTGCGACGCTCTAAGAACACCTCCTCATAGATGTCACAAAACACGTCAGGAAGGTGCGCTGGTTTTAACCTTGTTTTCATCGGTATGCGCGGGTAATAACTCGCCACATCCACGTCGATAAGTTGAAACTCATCATCACTACATTCCACCGAGGAGTTGATGCTGGCATGTAATCCACCAAGCCCGAACACATACTCTAAACCATCCACATTACACGTCAGCCCTTTAAATACACCTTTTGTCTCGGTGATGGTTTGTGCTCGAAGCCATGACTCAATCCGTCGAAATTCAGGGTGCTCAAGTACTACATGGTCAAAGAACACATCGTTGAGATTGATACCATTAGGGTATAGCGTCTGACGTTTGACCTTCTTTCCCGATGAGGTATCATAACAACTACCTTCAACAGCTTGTTCAAGTTTCATGATGAAGAAGTCTTTACCAATCTTCCCGTCGTTATGGTTTATAAAATTCCTATTGTACTTGATGGAAAGTTCTTGTCTGAACTTAATCATCGGTAGAGAGTAGTAATAGAACAGTAATGTAGCATCCACATCGTGCCAGTTGTACGTGATGAGAACCTGCTTTTGAGAGTTATCAAGTATAAGCCCCACGTCAAACGGTAAGTCTTCTACATTACCCATCCCCATATTAATTTCTAAAGTCTTTAAGCTGGTGGCTCGTGACACGTTATCGAAATGGTGGATTTTAAACAAGTCGATTTGCGCCACGAGCCAGTCGTCCTCATACACCATAAAGTTGAACCGGTTATTGTAATCAGCGTTGATGATTGACATAGCCTTGTTGTATATTTCACTCAATGCGATGCTTGGACCAACCTTCACGATGTAGTGCAATACTGGATAGTCGAACCCTATCGAGTTGAACCCTATAAATGTAGCGTTGTTATCCCTTTCTTGATTTACAAACTCTAAGAGTTGGTGTACATCATTGCGTCTGTCACTTATCTCAAAGAGTAGTCGTTGACCGGACACAACGTTATGAAATGCCGCAGTGAATATATTGGGGAAAGTTTCTATATCCCACACCCAATAATGGGACGAAGTATTTAAGAAACTCATTTAAATCTCGTGTGTTGCTACGCTGGCACAGCAGGGTTCAGTTCTATTCTTTGACATTCGGTCGGGGATATAATCATACAGATTGTATAAATCTTTGTAGCTCACAAATCCCCCATCCACGACAACCCCTGATACAGTCGTCTGAGTTACTGTAGTGATATGATTAAACCGCTTAGATTTAACTGTAAACGGTGGGCAAGGGACTGATGAGGCCCCCCAATAATTCACATATGTCACGTCTTTGATTTTGACATCGCTCGCAATCGGAAACTGCCCGCGAAGTTCTGAAAGAGTCATACATGCATCCGTATGACCGTATAGCATTACCGCGAGATTATCCTCAGTCACCCCGAAGTGCATCCACCCCGAACCGCAGTGAACGACAGAGGTATTGTCACAAATAATATCTCGAAGAGGGTCAGGCCATTCCACATCGTTAGCTACTGTCCGATTGTAAAACTCCAATGCGTCCGTACAATTTGCAATTCTAAACCATTTAGTTTTCATAATGTTCCCCTGTGTTACCGTTCGGTCCTATAATATCAATTCGTTCTTCAGTCGGAGGCCATCTGCGAGCCTCACGCTCAACGTCTGCAATGTAATCGTCGATAAGAGAGAGCACAAAATTGACAGACACCAACCCGTGAGGGGAGTCATACAGTTTTGCAGCTATCATGTCCTTAACCTTATTCAATTCTTGAGTCATTGTGTTTTATCCTAGAAAATAAGCGGCCACCGGTCGATGACCGCTCGTTGTAATTAAGCGTAGCTAGGTTGAATCATCATACCATGGGCAATGAGGGTTTCATCCGTCCACCCCGCAGTAATCATGGCTTCATACGTAGCACCTTGTGCCGCCGCCGTCATGATATGTTGAGGTGCTACAGGTGCTGCTGCTACAGGTGCTGCTGCTACAGGTGCTGCTGCTACAGGTGCTGCTGCTACAGGTGCTGCTGCTACAGGTGCTGCCATCCCGCCAAACATCTGCTCTGCGGTTTGACGTGATGATAATTTATCAATAGGGATTGCACCTGCCACGCCTGTAATCATAGTGCCGTTGAGGTAACAGCTTGTACCACCATCACCCGTATCGTATGCTGTGACTACACCCACCACCCACACTTCATCACCTACTTTTACGGTTGCAGGGTCTAATATCGGTTGATGATTGGCATCACATACCAATGGTCTTTCGTACTCTTCACGGCTCGCTAACCGAAGTTCATAATAATTGGCCAAATCAGCATTACCCGCATCTGATACCGCACAATCTTTCCATACTGTGTGAGCGTTTGCTGGCAATGCCGGACTCCCAAATACAGATGTAATCGCTGTTTCAAACGCTTGGTTAATAGTAGGAACCATCGGTTCATTTTTTGGAATTAGTACGTTCACCGAATAATTCTTTTGGTCATATCGTTGACCGTTCGCTTTCATTGCAGCGGTTGCTGTTAGCAATGATTGATGACGGATGATACCTTTCACTTTAATTGTAGTTTGTGTTGCCATTTTTAATTTTCCTTATGATAAGAATGTTAATGGTTGTTCCACCTGACCGCCGAACATCTGCTCTGCGGTTTGTTTTTCAGGAGCCTTTGTGCGCTTCAGCGAAGGATTACCTTCAACTGTTTTGACAAATTTCTGCAACCCTTTAATCTGAGTTTCAGATAATTTTTCAGTCATCTTTTCAACTTGCGCCGGTGAGATGAGTTTAGAAACATAGTAATCGGCCTGTGTTAATTTCCGACCTTTGAATTTCTTAATCATTTCTTCTTCATCTTCTGCCCACACGTACTTATTACTACCATTGCCTACAATATAATTGGGCACCGTGTGACCGCTATTGATGCGACGAATGGCTTCTTCTTTGGCTTCTTTGAACGCTTTGGTGTAGTCCTTTTCTACATCTAAAATTGCACTCAGTTCATGACCCTGCATTGTTTGCAGGTGGTTGGTGACTTTCTCTACTAGTCCCATTTCTTCCACGACATTAATCCTCCCAAATTTTTGGTTTTTAAACTCCTGACAGTTAGGCTTATGCTTGCAAAAATCGTGGCAATGTTTGCCAGCGGTTAGCGGTGCATCTGATGCGTCGGTCTTAGCCGCAGCAACAGCCAATTTATCAGCTTCTTTTTGTAAATCCGCAAGCGTCATGTGATGTGTGCGGATAGCCACTTTGGTTTTAGGTTGTACGATGGTCATAGCACCGCTGATACAAGATATCAATGCGTATGTTTTACCGTGCAGGTATGTCATTAATTGAGTATTAAACTTCTCATCTACATACCTTCTGCCATCTTTATAATCAATGACTTCTACAAACACCGCTTCGTGTAATTCATCATCTGAATTTCGAGCCATGACCACCAGTGTAATGTCGCACGTACCCCACCAATCATCACGACCATAAGCTTCACCCGCATTAGATATGGTTTCAGCTTCGACTGCCACTTTAACATCGGAGTATTGAACCCCATATTCGGCTTTCAACTCAGCGACGCGTTGTGATACATAATCGAGGCAGATTTGAACACGTTTAGCACGGTCGGCTTCAACGAACCAACCCATAGGCATTTCAGCATCTCCTACACCTATAGTCTGCCCGATGTAAGTATCAGCTTTCACGCCGTTGACCAAACACAATTCTAATAATAAATGCGACCCCGTGCCATCTATCGCCGCATCACTGCTTGTATCAGGGTACGCCGCTTCTTCACGGACTGACCCTGCACATTTTGGCCATCTCTTATTGGATGGCCCCAATCTTGCATGTGCACCCATGTTATAAAGCCTTTACCTTATCGTGAAACTGCACCAGATTAGCTTGTGGGATTGTGTCGATTGTAGCTGCACCGAACTCGGATAGAATTGCACGAACCGCCGCGCCACCATCTTGTAATTTAGTCGCTGCTTTCACACACATATCATTCAAGAAATCAAGAGTCAATGATGAAGCATCGACGGAAGGTGGAGCTGCTACAGGTGCCGCTGGCGTTGTTGCTACAGGTGCCGCTGGCGTTGTTGCTACAGGTGCCGCTGGCGTTGTTGCTACAGGTGCCGCCGAAGATAATAATGCTACTATCTTGTCATTACTATCCGCGATTCGATTTAAAGTTTCTTCAATTGACATCGTATAAGTCCTCTCTCGTTTTTAAAGTTTTAAGTTGTTCATCGGTGGGTGTGATACGAAGTCGTCCATCCACCAGCGCGTCCATACATTCACGTAGTAAATCATTACTGTCTTTACCGTACGTGGTTGCTGCTGACTCACGATATTGATTCATCTTTTCAGAATTAACTCGAATCATAAATCGTGCGTCCAATTTTTCATCTGCCATTTTGATACCTCCCGTTTAGATAATGACAGTGTAACACATTGTTTAACCTTGTCCACCTTTATCGCAGGTTATTTATTGTTTTTCCCCAGCATTGTGGCGATTGCCCACTTGATGCCAGTTCTAATCCCTCTGACATACGAGTCATTTGATACTATCATCGAAGAAATGCGGCCTTCAATATCTTCATCGCTAATGGGGTTTATTTTTCTGTAGCCTTCGTCAATCAGCTTTTTGCAAAACGCCTTTTTCCATGCTGTTGGGAGATGGTCTACATTATCCAGCTTAAGCATTTCGTTAATAACATCTTCACCCTCTTTGTCTTGTTGTGATTTTAGTGGGCGAAAACCTTTGTCGTCAGCTCCGTAGCAATCCCCTTTTTCGTGGGTACACTTAAAGACGGCCATGCCATTATCATGGGCAACAATTATGCACTTCTCCCGTTCGCCAACATCTTCGTTAAAGTGCTCACACTCGCACCCAACAGGCGGTATGCCGTTAATCCATTTATCGTCTTTATTAAACATGTCACGGACTTGTTGTAGGGTCATTTCTTTTGCGTTTTTGCCGAACCCCGACTTGTTATCAGTGAAAAAAGTACCCTCTTTACCGCGAATGCCCACATAACTCCAATCCGTTGGTTCGGTTTTACGATTGGAGTTATGATGCCTAACAACACCCTCAAACAACTCATATCCATTCGCCACAACCAAATCTATAAACTCAATCGCCTCGTCTCTGCTTTTGTGCTTAATGTAAAATCCGTCTGTTGTGACAGTATCCATCATGACAACCTCGCTTTAACCATCTTAATCATGGCCTTGTATGTTTTACCGTGGGCGTTATCACCATGTGTGGTTTCAACGGCTTTTTTGAAATCTGACAACGAACCATGAAAACATGCGCGATTACAATAAATCCCATCATCTGTTTTATAAGCCGTGAACACGCCTTTTTCACTACCTATTGGACTTATTGATATGTAATCAACATAGCCAAACACCCGAGCATCACCAAACACCCGCGCACTACCATATATCTGAGCGTTACCATATATCTGAGCGTTACCAGACACCCGAGCATCACCAAACACCCGAGCATTGTCAAACACACAAGCATCGCCAAACACCCGAGCATCACCATATATCTGAGCATTGTCAAACACCCGAGCATTGTCAAACACCCGCGCACTACCAGACACCCGAGCGCCACCATATATCTGAGCATTGTCAAACACCCGAGCATTGTCAAACACCCGCGCACTACCAAACACCTGAGCGCCACCATATATCTGAGCGTTACCAGACACCCGAGCGCCGCCATATATCTGAGCATTGTCATACACCCAAGCCGTGTCAACTTGACTTAAACAGTCCAAGGATTCAATGAATCCTCCTACTTCATCTTCGTTCACATCACCGAAAGATTTAAGTGCTTTAATACGATAGAGAGTTCTACCTCCTACCATAATTTTTTCATCCGTCAACTCATATTTATCTATTTTCATTTCACAACTCCACAAGGCCAGACATTATTTCGGTCTTGTTTATTTGGGAAGTATTCATAATGGTTAAGAAGCCTTTTAAAGTCTTCATGTACCCAATCTCGAACAACATTAATATTCGGGCCCATGAGACATCCATTATCACTGAGACTCATTACCACTATAAAGTTGTTAGAGCCTTTCCTCTTCACGGTAAACGGGGGCAGCGGGCAGGTATCATAAGTCCAAGGCACAAGCTCGGGTTCTGGAATAGGTGTGACATACTTACAAGAGAATGTATGCCCGTCAGGGGTTTCGATTATGTGATCACCAATTATTGTATGCCCAATATAATTATATGTTTCCGTATTAGGCCTAGACAATGCGTCCTCTTCCGATACATTACTCACGTGACATTTATCACCATTTTTTAATTCTGTTTTATTTGACATCACATTTCTCTCAATTAATTTAAACTTTTTGTTAAGGTGAAGTCCTTGTCTGGGAAACGAGATACAATAATATCAGTCGCTTCATCTACATCTTTTGCAAAAATATAGCGCAGGCATGTTTCACCTTTGATTTGATATTTCCAAGCTACTTTATGTTGCTCACTGTTAATTTCATCGTTCACAATTCAATCCTCTTAAATGTACGTTTTCACCCTTTAAGCCCCAGTTAAGGGGCTTTGTGTGATGCGGAGTTAGTAGATATCTACCTATAATCGTTTTATGGTCGGTGTAAGTTCGATAACGCTATCGTATGAATATTGCAGATCATCTAGCAAAGCGTTGATTGATTCGTTTGACAACCCATCTTTAAAGCTGACGGGCTTGATTAATAATTCACCCTTTAAATCAGCTATTGATATTATAACAGCGCTTCCCAAGTATCGATCTCGGTTTAGTCTCAACAGTTCATTGCTTGCAAAATGATAGCGGTGACATACTGAGCTTTTAAACTCGTCAACCTGTAGATCACCTAATACTTTCTGCAAACATAAAACTTCATGCTTCAACTCGCGCTCATCCATCTGATCTAGTTGTGTGATTGTTTTCATGATTAAACGCCTTTAAAAGTGCCAGACTCTTTATCGTATGATGAAATGTAACCGCTCATACAGTCTTCGTAAGCTGTCCAGAAAAGGCGAGCATCAAGTCTGACCATCCCGTTTTCCCTATCTTCAAATTTAAACGCCTGCTGACCATTTATATAATGGTTTGACTCTTTAAATACCAGCCCTACATTCCGTGCTGTTTCCCTAATATCTTTCATAGCTTCGTTTCTAGTAATCTTCATTTTAATAACCCCATTGATTAGTTAAGTTAGGCACAGTGTACCACCTTGTATGACATTGTCAACACTTTGAGTGAAATTAATTTTAGATTGACACTGTCAGACATTTCAGCTCACACTATAAAAGGCTAGGACAAGGATTAGCTACCTTCTCTGAATAGCGGTGTCCACCTGCACCGCTCGCCACCCTTTATAATTCAGGTAATAGTAGGTGAACTATGATAAGAATAACGAATGACCAGTATTTAAAAGCCATCTTCAGAGACATGTATCACTATGCGCATGTCGCCTCATTCCCATTTGACCCGAACCAAATTCCAAACGATAAACGCGGTATCGCATGGGCTGGTGGTTACTATAAAGATTACAAATTGCGCGATGGTGAGAATCAGTTCTTCACCGTCTCAACGTTCGCACCCGACGCGGACACAGGTAGAGCAGTACGTCGTAAAGCCAACTTCGCAGGATGTTATGTCATCGGTCTTGATGATGTTAAAGAGAAACTACCGCTTGAACAGGTGCAGCGACTACCGCCGCCTTCAATCGTACTTAAATCATCTCTCTATTCTGAGCAGTGGTTATACATCCTTGAAGTGCCTGAAACGAATCGGAACCGCTTCGATAATTTACATGACCAATTGTTAGCAAATGGTCTTGCACCCGACGGTAAAGATACTGGACAAAAAGGTGTGACACGATACTTACGCCTGCCTGAAGGTTACAACACCAAAGCGAAGCGTATCGAAGAGAACGGCGGAGCAGCACCCCAATGTCAGGTAACTGAATGGCACCCTGAGCGGTTATACACCATGGAGCAGCTAGCAATACCGTTCGGTGTTGAATTAGATGCAGAGCGGCCTGACGTACGCGTGTCTGGCGCTGTCACTATTGACCATCCTGTACTGGATTATCTCAATATCAAATCGGCATTGTCGGCTGGTCGTTACGATGTCACTTGTCCTTGGGTACATACTCACACCGATGAAGATGATAGCGGGTCAGCCATCTTTACCAACGACGATAATTCGATAGGATTCCAATGTCATCACGGCCATTGTCAGGATAAGACAGGTGGTGATGTGATTAAATATCTATCAGCAAAGGTTGAAGGGTTCTCAATGGTTTATAACCTTTGGAAAGCTAAAGCAACCTTTGCTGATATGCCGTCCCCTGAGCCACAGCTCACATTCATGCAAGCGCCTGAACCGCAACTCACATTCATGCAGGCTCCCACAAACGTTGTCGGAGAGCAGATTGATAAATTGGCCTCACTGGTGGCCGGAGATGAGCAACGACAACTTGCCGATACATTGATGAGAAATGTATCAAAGCTCGACAATGAGATTATGAAATTAGATTACTATGAAGACATCCGAGAAGTGATGGGGTGGTCTAAAAGTGAAGTAGTAAAGATAGTTAAATCAATACAGCGAAGCGATGCTTCAGCCAATGGTGCCAACGATGCAAAGTGGCTGATGGAAAATGTAGTATTGATAACTGAGAACGCTGGG